ACCCCGCGCACCGTTACGCCGTCGACGTCACCCTCGGCAAAATCGTCGCGCCGAAGTACGTCGTGAAAGCCTGCGACCGCTACCTCCGCGACCTTGACGAGGTGGACGAGAGCGGCATGGAGTTTCGGCCAAAAACCGCCGCCGCGTACTGCAAATTCTTCCCCATTGCCCTGCGCCACTACAAATCCGCGTTCGCGGGCGAGCAGTTCGAGCTCCTGCCGTGGCAGCAGTTCGCCGTTTGGAATTTGTTCGGATGGTTCAACGCCGACGGCACGCGCCGCTTCCACTACGCCCTCATCTTGATCGCCCGAAAAAACGGCAAAACCACCCTTGCCGCGGGCATTGGTCTGCTGATGATGACATTCGACCGCGAGCCGTCGCCCGAAGTTTACTACGCCGCCACCAAGCGCGACCAGTCCCGCATCGCGTTTCGGGACTGCGCAAACATGGGCAGCGCGTCGCCGATTATTCGCCAATACCTGAAGGTACATTCCACGGAAATTAAGCCCAAGAAGGGCGGCGGGCAACTCACCTACCTCGGCGCGAACCACGATTCACTCGACGGTCTGAACACCCACCTCGCCGTGATTGACGAGTACCACGCGCACCCCAACGACCACGTCTTTAACGTGCTGAAATCATCGCAGGGACAACGCCCCAACGCGCTGCACCTGACCATCACGACGGAAGGCTTCAACTTGAACGGCCCGCTCACCGAGCTAAAAACCTACTGCCGCAAGGTGCTCGACGGCGCGGTTCAGGACGACGCGCAGTTCGCGCTTATCTACGAGCTCGACGAGGGCGACGACTGGAAGGACGAGGAAGTTTGGGTCAAGGCCAACCCCTCGCTCCATGATGCCATGAGCCTCGACGAGATGCGCCGCGAGTTCACGCAGGCGCTGAACCAAGGCGGCAGCAAGGAAGTCGAATTCAAGACCAAACGCCTGAACGTCCAGGTTCACGCCGCTGAAACGTGGATTTCGGACGAGATTTGGGCACGCGGGCAGGTTTCGGAGCTCCAAACAGACGGCCCGTGCTGGTTGGGGCTTGATTTGGCGTCAATTTCGGACATGACCGCGCTGATGCAGGTTTGGCCTTATGACGGCGGATATTTCGTTCGGGGTCATTATTTCATGCCGTCGGACACTGTTCGCGAGGTGCTGATGTCGAATCCAGCGCACCCCTACCGCCACCTCCAATCGATGCCAAACGCCTACATCACCGACGGCAACGTGACCGACTACGCTGCAATTCGCCGCGTCGTGACGGGCGTGCGCATAGTGGACGGCGCGCAGGTCATTGACCCTGAAAGCCTTATGCAGTCCTACGCGGTGCAAAAAATCGCGTTCGACCGCTTTAATTCCACCCAAATAGCCATCGATTTGGTGGACGACGGCGCGCCGCTGGTGCCGTTTGGTCAGGGTTTTGTCTCGATGTCCGCGCCCACCAAACAGCTCGAACTGCTCGCGCGGCAGGGTAAAATTTGGCACGATGGCGACCCGATTTTGCGGTGGGCGCTGTCGAATGTGGCTATTAAGATGGATCCCGCGGGCAACATCAAAGCCGACAAGCAAAAGAGCGGCGGCAAAATCGACCCCGTCGTCGCCCTCATCATGGCTATCGGTGAACACATGAAGAGCGCGGGCGACGTCGACCTCTCCGACGCCTATATTTTCACCTTTTGATACCTTTGGCCCATGCCCAATGCAATCCAACGCGCCGCGCAGCGCATTTTAGGACTGGAACAACGCCGACACCCTGGCGCGTTCGACACCGCGCCCACCGCGCAGAGCTTTGTCATTTCTGGGCAGTCCATCAGCGGCGTACCCATCACCGAGGACACCGCGCTGACCATTTCAAGCGCATACGCCGCGGTGAACGTCATTTCCCGCACGATGGCGTCGCTTGCGCTTGACATCTACACCACGCGAGGCCGCAACACGGTAAAAGCGAACCATAACGCCCGCTACCTCGTGCAGATGCGCCCCAATAGCTACGAAAGCGCGTTCGAGTTTTGGCAAACGCTGTTCGCCAACGCTGTGTGGCGGGGCGTTGGCCTCGCCTACTTGGAGACCGACGGCGCGGGACGCGTGACGGCGATGCACGTTCTCAACAACAACGACTGCACGCTCCACGTAAACGGCGCCGATCGCTACTATTCGCACCCGAAACTCGGCGTAATTCGGCAGGAGAACATCCTCGAAATTCCGAGCCTTTACCGGACGTCCCCAATTCTCGCCCACCGCGACAATTTAGGGCTCACCAAGGCCGCCCAGGACTACGGAAGCCGCTATTTCAAAGACGGCGGGCAGGTGAGCGGCATTCTTTCAGCAGACGCCCCGCTGCCGCCTGAGAAGACCAAAAACCTGCAGGAAAGCCTCCGCGAACAGCGCGAAAGCGGTACAAATACGGTGTTTACCCCGTTCGGCGTCCGCTATTCGCGGGTGGCAATTACGGCAGAAGAGGCGCAATTTCTTGGTACGCGGAAATTTCAGAACGAAGAAGTATGCCGCATGTTCGGCGTACCGCCCGCGCTCATTTACGTCGATTCGGGCATTAAATACAGCAATTTTGAGCATCAGCAGCTCATGTTCGGCCAACACACCATTATGCCGTGGGCGGAACTTGCCGAGCAGGTGCTCACGCATCAAATTCTGCTTGCAGAAGAGCGCGCCACAATGTACTTCAAGTTCGACCTCGAAGGGTTGTACAAGGCCGACATGAAGGCGCGCGCTGACTACTTCGACAAGCTCGTGCGCAATTCCGTCATGTCGCCGAACGAAGTCCGCGAAAAGCTGAACCTGAACCCCGTGGAAGGCGGCGACGTCCATTTGTTCCAATCGAATCAAATGGGCCTGAATTACGTGGACGAATGGAGCCAAAAACTTACAGACAATGGAGAAGAACAACCAACTGGAGAGCCAACTGAGGGCTAAATTCGGCGAAGAGGTAGAGCTGCGCACGGTGCAAGCCCGCGCAATGGAACCCGCCGACGATGAACTCCGCGTGACAGGCTACGCGTCCGTCTTCAACCAACCCACGCGTATCCGCGACTGGGCTGGTGAATACAACGAAGTCATCGCCCCGGGCGCATTCGACGCGGTGCTTGCAAGCACCCCCGACGTCCGTTTCCTCATCAATCACGAGGGCGTCCCGCTCGCCCGCACGAAAAACGGAACCATTACCCTAAGCGTCGACGATGACGGCCTGCGCCACGAGTCCACGCTCGTAGATACGCAGCTCGGTCGCGATACCTACGCGATGATTAAGCGCGGAGACATCGATCAAATGAGCTTCGCGTTCACCGTTGCCCGCGAGGAGTGGAACGAAGACACCCAGACGCGCACTATCCTCGAAGTGCGCGACCTCTACGACATCGCAGCGGTCACCTACCCTGCATACGAGGGCGCATCCATTGTTGCCCGCTCCAAGTTCGGCAACGCGCCAACGGCTGAACCCGAGCAGGTTGAGGAAGCCCCAAAAGCCGAAACCGCAGAAGTGCGTAATTTGCCGCCAACAAAAAGTGAAACCCCCAAACCCACCGCAACCATGAACTTGCGAGAACTCCAAGCGCAACGCGCAAAAAACGTCGAGGAATACGAAGCCCTCGTCAACGCAACCGAGGCCGAAGGCCGCACGATGACCGAAGCAGAACAGCAGCGGTCTGATTTTCTTTTCGAAGAGGTGCAGCGCCTCAACGAGAAAATCCAACACCAGGAACGGCTTGACCAAATGCAAGCCCGCGCCACGGCAGTGGGTGCAGGCACGCCCCGCGCTGAAGCTCGCGAGTTGGGCAAGTTGAGCAAGCGGTTCAGCTTGTCGAACGCCATCAAGACGCGCCTGGCCGATCGCCCGCTTGAAGGCATCGAAGCGGAATTTCAGCAGGAAGCCCGCAGCGAGGCGAATGAAATGAAGGTCGAACTGAGCGGCGACATCTCCATCCCGATGAAGGTTTTGCGCGCTGGTCACTTCCGCGCAGGTGCTGCCGACAACTTCCAGTCAACCGCCACGGGCGACGGCTCCGGCTTCGTCGGTACGCAAGTCCCCGCGTTTGTTGAGGGGTTGCAAGCGCCGAGCGTCTTGGAATCTATCGGCGCCACGGTCATCGACGGAGCCATGGAAAATATGAAGTTGCCCCGCAC